AAGTCATTGGTGTAGGTATTAAAATCAATGATGGTAAGACCCGATGGTATACCGGTTCACACGAAGAACTTCAAAATATATTTAATGATATTGATTGGAGTAATTCATCTGTCTTGTGTCACAATACTTTATTTGATGGTGCAATTCTTTCTTGGGTATTTGATGTTCACCCCAAAGTTTACTTTGACACCTTATGTATGGCACGAGCTATTCACGGTGTTGATGCCGGAGGTTCACTCAAAGCTTTAGCAGAACGATATGAGATAGGGGCAAAGGGAACAGAGGTTCTTGATGCAAAGGGTAAACGCCTAGAAGATTTTCATGACCACGAGTTACATCGATACGGTGAGTATTGTAAGAATGATGTTGACCTGACCTATAAGTTATTCAAAATATTATCCAAAGACTTCCCACTATCAGAATTAAAATTAATTGATATTACTCTACGCATGTTCACAGACCCAACTTTGTTAGTGCATGATGGCTTACTAGAAGATCGCCTTGAAGAAGTCCGAGATGAAAAATCTAAATTACTTAATGCACTGAAAGAAAAATTAGAATGTGAAGACGAAGAAGCCGTGCGTAAAAAGTTAGCAAGTAATAAACAGTTTGCTGAATTATTAGAAAAGCTTGGTATTGAAGTGCCTATGAAGATAAGCTCAACGACAAACAAAGAAACTTTTGCACTGGCTAAAAATGATGTAGGGTTTATTGAACTAACCGAACATGAAAATAGTTTTATACAAGAGTTATGTGCAGTGCGGCTAGGCACAAAATCTACGATAGAAGAATCACGCATAGAAAGATTTATTGATATCGGGGCAAGGAACGAGGGGCATCTACCAATCCCACTAAAATATTACGGGGCGCATACAGGTCGGTGGTCAGGCTCGGACAAAGTTAACTTCCAAAATCTACCATCACGAGATAAGAAAAAGAAAGCATTAAAGAATGCTGTGTTACCTCCAAGAAAACATGTGATCATTAACGTAGATTCATCCCAGATTGAAGCAAGGATTCTGGTGTGGTTAGCTAATCAAACTGACGTAGTTGAACAGTTTAGAAACCATGAGGACGTATACTCTAACTTTGCTAGTGTGGTGTATGGTAGAGCTATATCAAAGAAAGACCCGACTGAACGCTTTGTAGGCAAGACTTGCACACTAGGACTGGGCTACGGCACAGGATGGCAAAAGCTACAACACACACTGAAGACTCAGCCCCCTGGAGCAGACTTAGATGATAGTGAGTGTCAGAACTTAGTAAAAATTTATAGACAAGTAAACCACAAAGTGATTGATTTATGGCGTGAATGTGATCGTGCTCTTGAGTTTATATCCTCACCGAAAGAAGAAGACGACTATTATCTAGACATACATCAGTCTGTATTAATCACAAAGAAAGGGATTAAATTACCAAATGGTATGTATATTTATTATCCTAATCTTGCACAGGATGAAGAAGATACTCGTGGGGGGTATGTCTATAAATCAAGAAGGGGTAAGGTTAATATATGGGGAGGCTCAGTCGTTGAGAATGTTGTCCAAGCTTTAGCAAGAATTGTAGTTGGGGAACAAATGATAAAGATAGCTGAACGATACAAACCTGTGTTAACTGTTCATGATGCGATTGTATGCACGGCACCAAAAGAAGAAGCTGATGAAGCTTTAAAATTTATGATAGACATAATGTCGCAAGCACCAAAGTGGGCAAGCGATTTACCTGTTGCATGTGAAGGAGCATACGCTAATAACTACGGAGATTGTTAATGACTGAACACTTTATAAAAGACGAAGTATTTGCTAGTAACATAGTTAAAAAATATCTTCGTATGAAAAAAGAAACAGAGGGTTGGGACTTCAAAGAAGAATATGAATTAACAAGTGGGTGGGCAAGACTAGACTATTTGGTTAGAGCACCTTACAAAGAAGGACATGTATTGTTTGGGATTGAATGTAAAAAAGGATTGCATGCCTATACTAGTTGGAAAGACTTAGCTAAATATTTTGAACAGATGGTTGCTTATCAAAACAGACCGGATGTAGATTACCCAATATTTCTTGGACCTGTGGTTGAAGATAAAAAAGCAACCCCATCTTATTATGAAGGAACAGCACGATATCTTACTAACATGCAGGCGTTTGACAGGTTAGCGGGAAGGTTGAATGTCGGAGTCTTATATATGAGTTATAAGAATGAAACTCAAGATTGGAGATCAAAATTTATGTTACGAGATGGGTCATACTATGATGACCAGTATGGGTTTCATGAAAGAAGAATGAAAATATCTGTAACACATAACTCTCATATTAAAAGAGTGCCACAAAAAATATATATAAGTAAAGGGAGTAGCGATTGAATTATTTATCAGTATGTAGTGGTATTGAATGTGCCACAGTGGCTTGGAAAGATTTAGGTTGGAAGCCGTTAGGGTTCAGCGAAATAGAAACTTTTCCAAGTGATGTATTAAACTATCATTACCCTGATGTAAAAAATTATGGGGACATGACTAACTATAAGGAGTGGAAAATAAATGAAGCAGTTGAACTTGTGGTCGGAGGAACACCTTGCCAATCTTTCTCAGTCGCAGGACTCAGAAAAGGACTTGAAGATCCAAGGGGAAACCTTGCCCTTACCTTTTGTGGAATACTTAACAGATTTAGACCCAAGTGGTTCATATGGGAGAACGTGCCAGGTGTCCTCAGTAGTAACAAAGGACAAGACTTTGGTTCCTTCCTCGGAGCGTTGGTTGAACTCGGGTATGGGTTCAGCTATCGGGTGCTTGACGCTAAAAACTTCGGAGTCCCCCAAAGACGTAGAAGAGTCTTCGTTGTTGGACATCTTGGAGACTGGAGACCATCTGCAAAAATATTATTTGAGTCCGAAAGCTTGCGAGGGGATACTAAGGAGAGCAGAAAAACGGGGGAGAGTCTTGCCCGAAGTATTACGGCAAGCCTTGGAAACCGTCAAGATGCAACAGCAGACAACTTCATAACTAAAGCCTACAGCGTGCGTGAAGATGCTAAAGCAAACAACTTCAGTGCTACAGAGTTAAAAGTTTCTACGGCTTTGCAAGCACAAAGACCTAGTGTACAATCACATCACGCCCAAACTTTTATAGCAAAAACAAAGGTTTATGAAAACCACGGCACAGATAGTCGTATAAAAGAAGTGGACGTAAGCCCTACAGTTACTGCACGATGGGGAACAGGAGGGAATAATACACCGTTGGTTCATGAAGATTTTGTAAGAAGATTGACTCCGATTGAATGCGAAAGGTTACAAGGATTCCCGGACAATTACACAAACATAAAAGAGAACTGCCCTGATAGTCCAAGATTTAAAGCATTAGGAAATAGCATGGCTGTTCCAGTTATGAAATGGTTAGGCAAAAGGATACAAGCTTATGAAACAGAGTGATGGCGGTAAAGGCAGTCTTCAAAGACCTACTAATAAGAAAAAGTTTGACGAAAACTACGACAGAATTTTTGGTAAGAAAAAGAAGTAAAAGAACTTGTTAAAAAAATAAGTAAAGGAGCTAAAAACAAATGAAGAATACAGTAAGAGCATTAATAGTACCAACTACAGATTTATCGCAGTATAGTTTTACACTTCAAGTTAAAGATGGAAACGGTAACTGGACAGAAATAGATAAGGTTTATCGACACCCAACCGATGCAGATAAACTGTATAACACTGTTGAAGAACTTAAAGAGGATTTAGCAAATGGCAAAAGTCAAGCAAAGTCTAACGGGAAATAGTCACGAGTCTTTGCATAAACGAACATCGCAAGGTGGACGTAAGGCTAAGACAAGTACTATGAATAAATCTAAAAAACGCTGCTTTAAAAAATATCGAGGGCAGGGGCGATGAAAACAATCATTCATGTTAATCAACATGTTATAAAGTCTAATCGAAAAAACAATGAAGAACAGCCCGTGCTTACAGTTAAAACTTATAAAACAAATACATATGCAAAAGAAGTAAAAATACATGGGGAATCAACAGTAGTATATAGCCCTGATAAACCATTGTCTTGTGGGGCGCATGTGTGGTTAGAAACACAAGCTGAAGTGGAGATTATAAAATAATGACAAATTTCACTTGGTCGTTCTCTAGTTTAAAAGAGTATCAACAATGTCCTCGTAAATATCACGAGATAAAAGTATTAAAGAACTATAAGTTTCAAGATACTCCACAAACTATCTATGGTAAAGAAGTTCATACAGCATTAGAACATTATGTAAGAGACGGTGTAGAGTTAGCAAAAAATTATCTTAGATTTAAAAAAATGGTTGATAAACTAATTGATATACCTGGTGATAAATACTGTGAGTATGAAATGGGATTGAACAAAGAAAAAGAAGCATGTGAATTTGATGATCCTAACCGTTGGGTTCGAGGTATTGTCGACCTACTTATTGTTGATGGTGAGTATGCTTTTATTATTGATTATAAGACAGGTAGTAATAAATACCCTGATCCAAAACAGTTAAGACTTATGGCACTTATGACATTTGCACACTTCCCTAAAGTTAAACACATTAAAGCTGGACTTCTATTTTTAATGCATGATACTTTTGTACAAGAAAAGTATGAACGAGATGATATCGATAATTCATGGGAAAAATTTAAAACTCCATTACAAAGATTATCAATGTCATATCAAAATGATACCTGGGCGCCTAACCCAACTCCGCTTTGTGGATGGTGTCCAGTAACAACCTGTGAGTTTTATAAGCAAGGAAGATGATATATAAAAGGGAATGTATTATATGTAATACAGAGTTTGAAACAACTCACCCTAACTATCTTTGTTGCTCTAAAAAATGCACACAAATAAATAAAGTTAATCAAAGGTATAAAAGAGAGAATTATGATTGGGGAGCATACTTTAAACATTTACTTTCTAAGAAAAAAGATTCGACTCTGACAGTGGCTCAACTAGTAGGTAAGATTGCTGAGCAAGATTATAAGTGTGCGTTGTCGGGTATTGAGCTTACATGCCTACATAAACGTGGGGAAGTGATACAGACTAACGCAAGTATTGATAGAATAAATGCAGGAAAAGAGTATAATTATGATAATGTCCAAATAGTTTGTAGAGCTATTAACTCTTTCAGAGGTAACATGGACGTTAATGAATTTATTAATTGGTGCAATAAGGTGAGTAAAAATGCCATACAAAAATAAACCGAGACCATATAAAAAAGAATACCAACAACAGAAAGCAAGGGGCGAGCATGCTAATCGCATGGAACGACAAAAGGCTCGTAGAAAACTTGACAAAAATGGTAAGGATTTAAATAAAAATGGTAAAGCAGATATGCGAGAAGGTAAAGATGTATCGCATCGTAAAGCTTTATCTAAGGGAGGATCAAACAAAAACGGCGTGACTATTCAGTCCAAATCTAAAAACCGTTCTTTCAAAAGAAACTCCCAAGGTAAATTAGTATCCGAGACAAGTAAAAGAGAAAGAAAAAGAAAGTAAAATAATAGTTGACATTTAGTTTAGTAAGAGTAAAATAAATATTGGTTAGGGAGTGGGGTAAACATACATATCTTTCATAAGCCCCTCCTATATAAAGCTCTTGCTGCGTGGCTTTCCTCCCTTTCACTGCGCAGCCGATTGACTGCCGTAAGCAGTCTTTTTTAGTCACAGGAGAGTTATGGAAATAATTGATAACAAAGCAGTTAAAATTACAGTACCAGAATATATAGTTCCGCACATAGTTGATAACATAGAAAAAGCAAGAGTAGTTGAAACACGAGGTAATTTAAGTGACTTAGTAATCTGGTGGGGAGTCGATGAGATGACTCAGTTAAATAAGATAGCTAGTTTTAAAAAACAGTTACCATCACCAATAGTAAGAGATTATAAATGGGCTGGAAATTTTGTTCCATTTGAACACCAAAAAGTAACGAGTGAGTTTCTTAGTATAAACCATAGAGCGTTTTGCTTTAACGAGGCTGGCACTGGTAAAACAAGTTCAGTGTTATGGGCCTGCGACTACCTGATGAATTTAGGTAAGATTAAAAAAGTATTAGTGATATGTCCTTTATCTATTATGGTATCTGCCTGGCAGAATGATATATACAACACTTGTATTCATAGAACCTCTGCCGTTGCTCATGGCACAGCAACTAAAAGACGTAAGATTTTAGAAGGTGATTACGAGTTTGTAATTATTAACTATGATGGTGTAGGAATAGTTCAAGATGAGATAAAGAAAGCAGAGTTTGATTTAATAGTTATAGATGAAGCAAATGCATACAAATCAGTGACAACATCAAGATGGAAAACACTTAATAAGTTACTACAACCTGAAACTAGACTATGGATGTTAACAGGCACTCCTGCATCACAATCTCCCATCGATGCATTTGGATTAGCTAAATTAGTTTGTCCACACAGAGTGCCTAAATTTTCATCAGCTTGGCGGGATAAAGTAATGTATCAAGCGACAAGATTTAAGTGGGTTCCAAAACCTGATGCCCGGAAAGATGTATTTAAAGTATTACAACCGGCTATACGATACGCAAAGAATGATTGTCTAGACTTACCGGACGTAATGTATCAAACACGGGATGTCCCTCTTACACCTCAAGTGGAAAAATATTATAAGCGCCTCAAAGAACATTTTCTTGTTGAGGCAGCAGGCGAACAAATTACTTCTGTCAATGCGGCGGCAAACTTAAATAAACTTCTACAGATCTCAGGTGGTGCAGTGTATACCGATGAGCATGAAGTTGTTGAGTTCGATATAAGTCCTAGACTCAAAGCATTGGACGAAGTAATTGATGAAACCGATAATAAGGTCATAGTCTTTGTGCCTTATCGTCACACGATAGAAATAGTTTGTAAGCACCTGGAATCACGGGGAATTGTAAATGAAACTATCAATGGGTCGGTCAGTGCAACAAAGCGTACGGATATTATTAATAGGTTTCAAACTTCAGATGAACCTCGAGTTCTTGTGATACAACCTATGTCAGCTTCCCACGGGGTGACGTTGACTAGAGCAGACACAGTTGTGTTTTGGTCTCCTGTTATGTCAGTGGAAGTTTACTTGCAGTGTATTGCTAGAATGGATCGAGTTGGACAGCTAAACAAAATGACAGTTGTTCACTTACAAGGTTCTGATGTTGAAAAAAGGATGTACAAGATGCTACAAGGCAAAGTAGATAGTCATGTACAGTTAGTTGATCTTTACCGAGAGGAGTTACAAAGTGGCTGATTTTAAAGCAAATGACTTAGTAAAAGCTTATATAAGTATTAGAAACGAACGTGGTAAACTAGCTAAAGAGTATGAGGCAAAAGACTTAGTACTCAAAGAAAAGTTACAGCGTCTCGAACAAGCAATGCTAAGTGCCTGTAATGATATTGATGCGGATAGTATCAAGACAAACTCAGGTGTAATCATCAGATCTTTAAGAGAGAATTATGTCTGTGGAGATTGGGATAACTTTAAGAAATTTATTTTAGAAAACAATGCATTAGAGTTATTACAACAGCGCATAAGTCAAACAAATTTTAAAGAATTTATTAACAGTAGAAAAGATGAAGGCTTGCCCCCTGGTATTAGCACCATGCGTGAATTTAATATCACGGTTCGCAAATCTTCAAATCAATCATAAGGAGAGAGTACATGAGTACTGACTTAATAACGCAAATGAAAGAAAACCAAAGCTTAATTGCAGAGCTAGGGTTGGATGAAGAAAGTAAAGCAATTGCTGGTGTTAACCCGGCAAATCAAAGTAAACGTATCTCTATTAAAGGGGGCGTGTTTCGAAAAATTGTAGGAGGTAATGAAGTAGGTCATATTGAGGACAGACACATGAATGTTATATTTGTGAAGATGTCAAAGGATGCTTCAAGAACTTTTTACAAAGAAGCTTACAAAGACGGAGAGAAAGTAAGTCCGACTTGTTGGTCTAGTGATTCTAGAAAGCCTGACGATGATGTAGAAGAAAAGCAAGCACCTACATGTGCTGAGTGTCCTCGAAGTGTTAAAGGCGCTGAGCCTAAATGTAGACTATCTTGGAGAACGGCTGTAGTTAGTCCTGAGAATCCTGAAGGTGATGTTATGCAGTTTGTAATTCCTTCAACATCTTGTTGGGCTAAAGAAGAAAACGGTATGTTTGGTTTCAGACCTTACATTCAAAACTTACAAGGCCATAACTTAAGTGCACCAGCTGTGGTTACACGTGTACAGTTTGATGCAAAAGCAACTGCACCTCGATTATTATTTAAAGCGGTAGAAGCTGTGCCTCGAGAGAAGTTAGCTATCATTAAACAGCAACATGAGTCTGAAGCGGCAAAACAAGCTGTTGAGTTTACTGTATATAAAACAGACACAAACAACACAAGTGAAACTACATCAGCTCCAGTTGAAGAAAAAGCTGAAGTGAAAGAAGCAATAACTAGTGGGTTTGTATCTTCTGAACCAAAAGAGGCTGAACCTGTTAAGAGAGAATCTGCAAAAGCTACAAAACCTGAAACAGAAGGTAGCGACATAGAATCTATTCTTAATGAATTTTCAACTAAGTAAGGAAGGAAGATAATGGCTAGACCATACAGTGAAAAATATTTACTTGAATTGAATAAACTTAATCCTGATCGGTTAGGCGTGAGGTTAGCTAAGCTTTGTGTCAAGGCTAACCTCCCCATGCTTTATGTTGCAGATGTATTTAATATATCTAGAATGTCTGTTCACAATTGGTTTAGGGGCAGAGCTATTAGAGATAAGAATGCAACAAAGGTTGAAAGGTTTATTGAATTAGTACAAAGGGATTTGGATGCGGACGTTCTACCAGCTATCACATTTAAACAGGCTAAGCAATATCTAAGCCAAAAAATAAATGAAAAAATATAGTTGCTTAGTTATTAAAAAGTAGTAGAATAGAAATGCTCCCAAAGGAAATTAAAGGATGCACATTTGGTGCATAGGGTACTGTTGACTCTAAAAAATGGAAAGTCACTGCATTTATGAAAAATTTTTATAGTAAAGTATTACCGACAGAAGGACTAGGCGTTTACTGCATTTCAGCTTTAAACCCAAAAGAAGAAAATTCTTCAATGTATAATACTTATGTCAAAACTATAGATAAAGTAGTGGAGACAATAGAAGAGCACAAAAAAGATAAGGAACATGTCTTTACAGCATTAGGAGTATTCAATGCTCATAGTCGTAAAGGGAAACACTTAACTCACATGCGTTCTTTTTTCATTGACTTAGATGTTGGTGAAAAGAAAAAATATAAAACAAAAGAAGAAGCTCATGTGGCTTTGAGGGAGTTTTTAACTGAACATAATTTCCTCGAACCTATATGGGTAGATAGCGGTAATGGTCTTCATGCATACTGGGCTTTGGATGGTGATGTAGTTGCTGATGAATGGAGACCTATTGCCTCTGCTTTCAAAGACTTCTGTCAAAGAAATGAACTACACATCGATCCTGCTATCACTGCTGACGGGTCTCGTATCATGCGGTGTCCTTACACTGAAAACCATAAGTCTGATCCGCCTAACCCAACCTTTGTTATCACTGATGAAAGTGAGTGGCAAACATACTCTTTAGATGAATTTAAAAAATCCTTATCTGTTGACGGTGAATTAAGTCTTGCAGAGATTGCATCAAAAGCTGAACACAATTTTTTAACAGAAGAACAAAAAGAATATATAGAATTTAAAAACAGTAATTATCAATATAAGTTTACTGACATTCTTAAAAATAGTTTACAGGGAAATGAGGACGGTTGTGCTCAAATAAAACATTGTATTGATAATAGAAAACATTTAGAAGAACCAATGTGGTGGAGACTTCTCTCCATTGTTCAACATTGTGAAGAACGAGACACTGCCATACACCTTGTATCTAAAGATTACAAAGGTTACTCTGAAGAAGAAACAGAATTAAAAGCCTCACAAACACAAGGTATGCCACACACATGTGACAGTTTTGACAAAGAGAATCCAGGCATATGTGATAGTTGTCCAAGCAAAGGCAAGATTAAGTCACCATTATTGTTAGGTCGAACCTTTATAAAACTTGCCCCAGCTGAAGAACCTATACAAGAAGTTATTGAAGTTGATGAAGAAACACAGCAGACTTCAATTGTAACTAAGTTTAGTGGGCTACCTCAGTCGTTAACAGAAAAAGGATTTATGATTGGTGCCGGACAACGAGGTGGTATTTACAGACAAGTGACGTTGCCAGGTAAAAATGGAGAGAAACCTACAACAGAAGAGTTTACTGTTTACGAATATAACTTATATCCAACAAAACATATTAATAGCACTATTGAGGGACGGTGTTTATTAGTTACAGTCGAACACCCTCAGAGAAAACCAGAAGAATTTTTACTACCTATGAAGTATGTAACAGCTAAAGATAAACTGCGAGATACACTTATGGGACATGGTGTTTATTATTCAAGTTCAGCACAGGAGAATATGATAATGCAATATTTTATTGAATGGGGTAAGGACTACGTTGCTAAAGGTAAATGTGATTCTATGTATGATCAGATGGGATGGGTAGGAGAAGACCGAGAGTCATTTATATGGGGCAAAAAAGAAATTAAAAGAAGTGGTGAAATTATTGATTCGCCTCCATCACCGCTGTGTAAAAACATTATTGCAGACTGTATTGCACAGGGTAGCTACGAAGAATGGAAATCTGCAGCACAAAAACTAAATCAAAATGGACTTGAGTTACATGCATTTACCATGTTAGCAGGCTTTGCTTCGACACTCATGAACTACACAAGTACATCTGGGGTTACTATATCTTTGACTGGTGAATCTGGTGCGGCTAAGACAGGTGCATTGTATGGAGCCTTGTCAGTATGGGGTCACCCTAAAAACTTGGCTGTGTTAGATTCAACATTCAATGGTCTACGTGGACGGTTTTTATCATTACACAATTTACCGTTTGGTGTAGATGAGGTTAGTAACAAAAGTGCTCCTCTATTATCAGAGTTAATTCATGCTATATCACAGGGTAAATCTAAAATTAAAATGCAAGGCTCTATCAATGCTGAGCGTGAGCATGAGGCTTCTGCATCGTTGATTGGTATCTTGACTTCTAACCATTCTGTTTATGACAAACTTACCGGACTTAAACTAGATCCTAATGGTGAGGTTGCTAGATTGATTGAGTTTGAGGTAAGAAAACCAAAAGCGTTTATGGATGATGCTAAGCTAGGTAAAGAAATATTTGATAAGCTACGAGTTAACTTTGGCTGGGCAGGCCCTGAGTTTATTAGATGTTTGTATGAACACGGCGACGATAAAATATATGAACGTATTGATCACTGGATTGATAAGTTTAGAGAAGACTTTGGTAATGATACAGCTTATCGATTCTACGAAAACTTAATGGCTGTGATAATGACAGCTGGTGAAATACTAGATAAGTTTGATATAGTTAGCTACGAGTTAAACAGAATCTACAAATATGTTGTCGGAGAGATGATAGCTATTAGAGATAATGTAGTTAAAGTTAATAATATTGACTACGAATCATTGCTTACTAACTACGTCAATAATAACATCGATAAGATTCTTGCATTTGGTGAGAACAAACCTCATCCATTTAGAGAACCTCAAAGGTCTTTATCAATTCGTATTGAAAATGATACTGGCAAAGAAGGCATGATGTGGTTAGCTAAAAAAGAATTTGATGAATACTTACGCTCACTTCCTGTAAGCACC